TGGAGGTGGTAAGTCTTGGACATTGGTAGCTTTAGGAGGATATGCTGTTAAATTAGGATTTAATGTTATACATTATACTTTAGAATTAAGTGAAGATTATGTTGGTAGAAGGTATGACGCTTATTTTACTAATATAGGTGTTGATTCTATTTCTAAACATAAAGACAAAGTCCATACTTTAGTAAATAATCTCCCAGGCCAGCTAATTATTAAGGAATTTGCCACAGGTAAAGCAACTATTCCAATGCTTAAATCACATATTCAAAAGTGTACTGATTTAGATTTTAAACCTGATTTGATTTTAATTGACTATGTTGATCTTCTTTCTTCAAGAAAACGAGTTCAAGATCGTAAGGGAGAAATAGATGATATTTATATAAGCACTAAAGGATTAGCTAAAGAACTTCAACTACCTATCTGGTCAGTTTCTCAAGTTAATCGTGCCGGTGCAAAAGATAATGTCATTGAAGGTGATAAAGCTGCCGGTAGCTATGATAAAATCATGATTACTGATGTGGCTATATCACTCTCAAGAAAAAAAGAAGATAAGGTAAATGGTACTGGTAGATTTCATATAATGAAAAATAGATACGGAATGGACGGAATGACTTTTTCAGTTAAAGCAGATACTTCAACAGGTCATTTTGAAGTCTTGGATGAACACTTTGATAACGATAACGAAACACCAGTAAGAAAAATCGAGGGAACTGATTTTAACACCTTAGACAGAGATCTTTTGGCTCAACAATTTTTTCAACTTAGCTTATAATAAAATAAAAAATGGCAAATACTAACCTTTTGCAGGAAAGAATCGTCTACAAACCTTTTGAATACCCCGAAGCTCATGATTACTGGCTAAAACAACAACAAGCGCATTGGCTCCATACTGAAGTTCCAATGATGGGAGATATAAATGACTGGAAACAAAATTTAACTGAAACTGAAAAAAATATTGTGGGCTCTATCCTAAAAGGATTTGCCCAAACTGAAACAATTGTAAATGATTACTGGAGTGGTCTTGTAACTAAATGGTTCCGTAAACCTGAAGTTATTATGATGGCTACCACATTTGGAGCATTTGAAACTATTCACGCTGAAGCATATTCTCTATTAAATGAAACACTTGGACTCGATGACTTCTCAGAATTTCTCGAAGATGAAGCTACAATGGCTAAAATTGAAAATCTTATGTCTGTTAGGGACAGTTTCAATGGTGAGGAAGATTTGCAACATATTGCTAAGTCTCTCGCCATCTTCTCGGCGTTTACCGAAGGAGTTAATTTATTCTCTTCGTTCGCCATCTTATTATCTTTTAAAATGCGAAATAAGCTTAAAGGGGTCGGCCAGATTGTTGAATGGTCTATTAGAGATGAATCAATGCACTCCGAAGCGGGATGTTGGTTATTTAGAACACTTATCAAAGAAAACCCTAAGCTCAAGACTCCGGAGCTCAAAACCGCAATAAATGAGGCGGCTTTGTTGTCTCTAAAACTTGAACTTGATTTTATCGATAAAGTTTATAAGTTGGGAGATTTGGAAGGATGTCCTAAATATGATCTTCAAAACTTTATCAAAAATAGAGTCAACACTAAACTAAGTGACCTTGGATATCTAGCTATTGTCCCTGATGTAGATTTACCAGCAGTTGATAGAATGAAATGGTTTGATGCTTTATCAGCTGGTAAACAACACACTGATTTCTTTGCCTCAAGAGTTACTAACTATAGCAAAGGTCATTTACAATGGGATGAATCAATTTTTTAAAATATTTATAAACATAATTAAAATATAATACTATGACAAAAGAACAAATCTTAGGAATCGTTAGACATGCTTTAACATTTGTTGGTGGTGTTTTAATCACTAAAGGAGTTATTGATGAAGCTACATTCACAGAACTTTCAGGAGCCGCCTTAACTTTGATTGGTGGTATTTGGTCTGTTGTAGCTAAGAACAAATAATTTTATCTAAAATATGGACAATAATTTGTTATCCAATGTTCAAGATTGGGTAAGGGGGAAAGATTATCCTGAATGGATGGATGAGATTTCCCTCTCTACCATATCTAAAGGTTATCTCCTCCCAGGAGAAACACCTAAAAAAGCTTATCGTAGAGTATCAAAAGCAGTAGCTGAACGAGTTAATAGACCTGATTTAGAAGCTAAATTTTTTAAATATATTTGGAATGGGTGGTTAGGATTAGCTAGTCCTGTTCTTTCAAATACTGGTACAGATCGTGGTCTTCCTATTTCTTGCTTTGGTATTGATACACCAGACTCAATTAGAGGTATTGGTTTAACTAATGCTGAATTAATGAAATTAACAGCTTTAGGAGGTGGAGTTGGGGTTAGTGTTTCCCGTATCAGACCTAGAGGAACAGCCATTACAGGTAATGGTAAATCTGAAGGTGTAGTACCTTGGTGTAAAATCTATGACTCATCCATTATAGCTACTAATCAAGGTTCAGTCAGACGAGGAGCAGCCTCTGTTAACCTAGATATCAACCACCCAGATATTAAAGAGTTTCTTCAAATTAGACGTCCTAAAGGAGATCCAAATAGACAATGTCTCAATCTTCACCAGTGTGTAGTTGTAGATGATAGTTTTATGAGACGTTTGGGAGAAAGAGATAGTGAAGCTATGTCTGTTTGGCTGGAAATCCTCAAAACCAGAGTAGAGACAGGTGAACCTTACATTATGTTTAAAGATAATGTGAATAAGGCTAATCCATTAGCTTACGCTATGAATAATTTGGATGTTTCAATGACTAATATCTGTACAGAAATAACACTCCATACAGATGAAGAACATTCATTTATTTGTTGTCTTTCCTCAATTAATTTAGCTAAATATGATGAGTGGAAAGATACTGATTTGATTGAAATTTCAATTAGATTTTTGGATGGTGTTATGCAAGAATTTATAGATAAGAGTAATGGCAAAGATTCACTTATTAGGACTCATAGACATGCTAAAAAAGGTAGAGCACTTGGTTTAGGTGTAATGGGTTGGCATACATTCCTCCAACAAAAGAATTTACCATTTAATTCAATTGCTTCAACAGCTTGGACTCATACCATTTTTAGTGATATTAGACAGAAAGCTGAGGCTACTTCACGCCAATTAGCTGTAGAATATGGTGAGCCAGTTTGGTGTAAAGGAACAGGTATGAGAAATACCCATCTGTTAGCTATAGCTCCTACAGTATCCAACTCAAGAATTTCAGATTGCTCAGCAGGTATTGAACCAATTCCAGCTAATGTTTATACTTTTAATGGAGCTAAAGGAACATTTATTGTTAAAAATAAAATTCTTGAGAAACTATTAGAAGAAAAAGGATATAATACAAGTAAAGTTTGGGATCAAATCTTAGCTGATAAAGGTTCAGTTCAAAATTTACCTGATAATGTTCTTTCACCAGATGAAAAAGAAATATTTTTAACTTTTAGTGAAGTTAATCAGTTAGAACTTGTTAAACAAGCAGCTATTAGACAAAAATATATTGATCAAACTCAATCACTTAATCTAAGTTTTGATCCTACTGACTCACCCAAATGGATTAATCAGGTTCATATGGAAGCTTGGAAATTAGGTGTTAAAACATTATATTATCTACGTACTGATAGTGTGATTAGAGGAGACATAGGTTCAAGAACAGCAGATTGTGTGAGCTGTGACGGGTAAGCGGGTCTTTTAAGAATTTAAATATATATATAGCCATGATAGGAATATACAAAATTACAAATCCTGAGGGGCAAATATATATTGGTTTATCTAAAAACATTGAAAAGCGTTTTAATCAACATAAGAATTTTCAATTTAAAGGAAACAATAAATTAAGAGAATCCCTTACCAAATATGGTGGAGATTTTCATTTGTTTGAAGTATTAGAAGAAATTGATATTTCATCTTATACTAGAGATGAAGGTAATGCTTTATTACGCCGCTGTGAACGTTACTGGATAAATAAATTACAAACTTACAATAACGGGTTAAACGAAAATAAAGGTGGTAGTGGTTGCTCTTATCATACAGAAGAATCTAAACATAAAATAAGTAAAGCTAATAGCAAACCAAAACCTTCTAATTTTGGTACTAATAGAAAAAAATGGCAACATACTAAAGACTTTAAAGAAAAGGTAAAAAATGCTAAACGTCGTCCTATTTTAATGTATGATAAAGAAGGTAATTTAGTTGGTGAATTTCCTAATAATGCTAGAGCAGCTGATTATATTGGATGTCAAAAATCTGCTATTTGGAATGTTTTAAATGGTTATAAATCACTAAATGCTAAAACAACAACAACACATGTAAAAGGTTACACTTTTAAATATTTATAAACATGCCTAAGTTGAAAGACTTAATTATGGAAGCGTTACCTATTTATAGGGCAACAGCTTATCTAGTTACAGATTCTGATACTAATATCACTGATATTATTGATGAAATAAGAGCTATTAGAAAAATAACCATTGTAAACAATATAACATCAGAAAAATTTGATGAAAAGAATAAAGCTCGAGGTGATGGTAAAGAAGAACATTTTATAACAATAAAATTTTTATCTACAGAACCCCAAAAAGACTTACTCTTTTTTAAAGATACAATGATGAGCTCAGAAAAAGGAGATCCAAATAAAAAAATTGTTGGTCTTCAATTTGTTAAATTTTTACCTGATACTCTAATAAAAATCTAAATACGTATAACTGGAATGAAGGGTTGTAAGCTAAAATATTGTATTACCTATTTAAAGTCTTACATGAAAACTAACCTACTTACAATCCTTGCCTTGTCACTATCTACAACTCTTTCCTTTATTTGTTCATATTTTATGAACGTCACTCTTAACAATGCTGAACAGTATATGGCATTGGTAGGAATTTTATTTGTAGATGGATTTTTTGGAGTTTGGGCTGGTACTAAACGTGAAGGATTCAAAACTTATAAAGCCTTAAAAGTTCTTAAATCACTATTTTTTTGGATTATTTTACTGACTACAATATTAAGTATAGAGACTGCTTTTGTAGGAGCAGGATGGTTAAGTGAAACTATTGTGATTCCATTTATAGTATTCCAATTAATTAGCATCTTAAAAAATGCATCAATGTTAGATTTAATACCTAACGATGTTTTAAAAACTGTATTAAATAAAATAGATCAACATAAAAACGTTAACCCTGAAAATTAAAAAAAATGAGTGGCTTTGATTACAAAAAGTATTTAGCTGAAGGAGGTATTGAAGCTAAACTTCAAGAAAATTCTGTAAATGAAGAAACAGTAGATGAAGGAGTATTTGATGATATAGGTAAAGGAATAGGAAATGTAGCTACTGGAGTAGGAAAAGGTGTTGGAGCTGTTTTGGGTGGAGCTGGAGTTATAGGAGCTGTAGCTTTACAAGCTTTAATAGTATTAGTTGTTATGGTAGGTATAGGATTAAGGACTGTAGGAGAAAAAACTAAATTTATACTAGACGATTTAAAAAGAGCTTTACTCATACCATTCTTTCCAGCTCATGAAGTTCTTTTTCTTTTTAGAGAAAATAAAAATAAAACAGTTTTAAAAGTTGTTAATAGGTTAAAAGAAGATCCTGAAATTATAGAATATATTAATAATCCTTCTAAAAAAGGTCTTAGAAAAGTTGTTTTATCTAAACTAACTGATGAAGAAAAAGCTGAGATTGGTACTTATATTAAAAATTCTTTCTCAAGAAGAGACTTAGGAGCATAATTAAACTAATAAAATATAAGTTCTGAGGTTTAAAATTCTAAATATTTAAAAAGATTAGGCTTGGCTTTTGCCAAGCCTTTTTTTATCTTTACTATATGACCCATTCAATTCAAGTTATTGAAAAAGAGTTATCTAAACTCCAAAAGATTAACTACAATCAATTTCTTTGGTGGAGGAGATGGACTCCTAAAAACAAACCTCTACCTAAACATGCCCTTTTATGGGACAAAATTGTTAATGGTGACTATAATTTTAGCCCTTACTTTTGGCAAATACAATACTGTGAATGGGAAATAGAACAAAAACGACTAAAATACCCAGGAGAATATGAACGTTTTTGTGATGAGGCATCTTTAGATTTTCAACGACGTAAACGTCTACGTGAAGATCATGAAAAATATGAAGCTGAAAATTTAGAACAATTACAAAAAGATTTTGTTACTTCTTTTAGAATGACTAAAGAAGATTATGATAGAGAAGTAATAGAGTTTGGCAGTGATCTAAAAGATTTTTATATTTATTGTGAACAAAAATATAGAAAATATAATATTCCTGAATCAATAAAACCTCGTAGAGGACGTCCTCGTAAAAATAAAAGTTAATGAAAGTATCACACGAAATACCTATAGCGTATTTAAAAGCAAGTGGATGGTTTAATGACTATGACTATCTATTACCTCACCTTTATGACAAATATCCTGAATATAAAGAATATTTCCAGGAAGTTAAAGGTATAAGGTATGTAGTAATGGATAATTCTCTTCATGAATTAGGTGTGCCTTATTCTAAAGGTAGACTTCTTTCTATTATTGAAGAGATTCAACCAAATGAATTTATAGTTCCTGATGAATGGGAAAATGCCATCTATTCTATGCGTAATGCTAAGGAATGGAGCTATATTGAACTCCCAGACAATGTAAAAAAAGTAGCGGTAGTTCAAGGTAAGTCATTTGCTGAAATTGTTAAATGTTATCAAACCTATAAATGGTTAGGTTATACAAAAATAGCATTTAGCTATGGAGCTAATTACTATAAAGAAATGTTCCCACATCCTAATGTTAATATCAGTAAAGCATTAGGTCGTCAATTAGTTATTGTTAAAATGATTGAGATGGGAATGATTGGAGAAACAGATGAAATTCACCTTTTAGGTTGTTCTATCCCACAAGAGTTTTTATATTATAATGGAATACAACAAATTAAAACTATAGATACATCCAATCCTATTATGGCCGCCTATGATGGTGTAGAATATAATAATTGGGGATTATTTGAAAAACCCAAAACTAAAATTGATGATGTTATCAATGATGAACCCAATTCAGTTATGTATGAAAGGATTGTACATAATGTAGAAACATTTAGAAAAATAAATAATTTATGAATAAACAAGCAGTATTGTCACTAAGTGGAGGTATGGATTCCAGCACATTACTTCTCCACCTGTTAGCAAATGATTATGAGGTTACTTGCCTCTCTTTTGATTACGGGCAAAAACATCGAGTAGAACTTGAACGAGCCCAATCACTTGTTGATTATCTTAATGATAAAGGACAAAATGTAAAATATGGAGTAATTAAACTTGATGGTTTAGCTCCTATGCTTAATAGTGCTCTTGTAGAAGGTGGAGATGAAGTACCTGAAGGACACTATGAGCAAGATAATATGAAAGAAACAGTTGTCCCTAATCGTAATAAAATCTTTAGTTCAATTATTCAAGCTGTAGCTCTTTCAAAAGCCAATGAACTTAATACAGATGTCTACATCTCTTTAGGTATCCACGCTGGTGATCATGCTATTTATCCTGATTGTAGGCAAGAGTTTAGAGATATTGATCATGAAGCATTTATTCAAGGTAATTGGGGTGCTGAACGAGTTAAGTTTTATACTCCTTATTTAAATGGAAATAAATTTACTATTTTAGAAGATGGTAAAGAATGCTGTGACCAATTAGGATTAGATTTTAATGAAGTATATAAACGTACTAATACATCTTATAAACCATACCCAAGCGGTAATAGTGATTACAAATCAGCATCTTCAGTAGAACGTATTGAAGCCTTTATTAAATTAGGCTCCCCTGACCCAGTACAATATGAAGATGAAACTGGTGAAGTAAGTTGGGAAGTAGTAAAAAATCATGTTCAACAAATTTTAAACCAACATAAAAATGCCTAAATTCCAATCAACAAAAATATTTGATGGATTCAGTTGTGTATTCCGTCAATGGAAAGCTGAAGGAACTCATTGTAGATTCCTTCATGGTTATGGAGTAAGTTTTAAAGTATGGTTTGAAGGTGAACTTGATGAAAAAAATTGGGTATGGGATTTTGGAGGTATGAAACGAGCTAAAGGTACCATTGATAATATGAATCCTAAAGCTTGGATGGATTATATGTTTGATCATACCACTATAATTGCTGAAGATGATCCATATCTTGAAGGATGGAAAGCAATGGATCAACATGGTTTGATTCAACTTAGAGTTATACCTCATGTTGGTGCTGAGAGATTTGCTGAGTTTATCTTTAATAAACTTAATGATTTTATTAAAACTGAAACTGATGGTAGAGTTAGAGTTACTAAAGTAGAATTTATGGAACACGGAAAAAACAGTGCTATCTATGCAGAATAATAGAATCGAAGACTATAACAAAGTACTCCCAGTTGTAGAGGTATACTTATGTGTTCAAAGTGAGGGTAGTAGAGCAGGCATGCCTACTATAGCTATTCGTACTACAGGATGTACTCACCGTTGTTGGTTTAGTGAAGGTGGATGGTGTGATTCTTGGTATACAAGCATCCACCCAGAAAAGGGAACATTTACATTCAATGATATTATAGATATTTATAATAAGCATCCTTATGTTAAGGAAATGATGTTAACAGGTGGTTCACCTACAATGCATCCTGCTTTAGTAAATGAACTAACTCATTTTGCAAATGAAAGGGAAATCACAATTACAATCGAAACAGAAGGTTCACACTTCGTTTCCACTGATTATCCGATTGGTCTCATATCCCTTAGCCCTAAGTTTAATAACTCTGTCCCTCGTGTTGGTGTCACTACGCCCGGTGGTAAAGTGGTGGATGAAAAATTTGTCGAAACTCATAATCGCCTTAGACTCAATCGTGAAGCCATTAAAAAAATGATGGAATATCATAATGATTATCATTATAAGCCTGTTTGGGATGGCACTGAGGAAACACTTAAAGAAATTGAGGAGTTTAGAGTTGAAATGAATATACCCAAAAATAAAACTTGGGTTATGCCAGCTGGTGATAATAGAGAAGAATTGATTAAAATTTATCCTAAAGTAATTGAAATGTGCGCTGAACAGGGATATAACTTTACAGGTAGAGAACACATTATAGCTTATGATATCAAACGTGGAGTTTAAATTAGAAGTTGAAGCTATCTTTATATCTGATGTTCATTTAGGTTCTAAAGGATGTAACGCTGAAGCTCTTCTTAATACTTTAAAACAATATCAACCTAAACAACTTTTTATAGTAGGAGATTTTATTGATGGTTGGTTATTAAAAAAACGTCATCATTGGCCCCAAAGTCATACTAATTTAATTCGTAAAATACTTAGTTATTCTAAAAAAGGAACTGAGATAATTTATGTAACAGGTAATCATGATGAATTTTTACGCAATTATGCCCCTTTAGAATTTGCTAATATTAGAGTAGTTAATGAAGCTAAATTTAAAAATTGGTGGGTAGTACATGGAGATGCTTATGATGGTGTAGTAAAAATGTCTAAATTATTAGCCATAGGAGGTAGTGTAGGTTATGAATTAGCTATTTGGTTTGATAGAAATTTAAATAAAATAAGACGTAAATTAAAAATGCGCCCTAAATCTCTTAGTAAATGGCTTAAAGACTCTGTTAAGAATGCTGTAGCATTTATTACTAGTTTTGAATCTCAACTTCAATATCAAGCTGAAAAAAGAAAATGTAAAGGAGTAATTTGTGGGCACATTCATACTCCAATTATAAAAGAAAATTATATAAATTGTGGAGATTGGATTGAAAATAATTCATATATTATCTATAATGATAATAAATTTACTTTAAAATTTAGCCAACATGGAACTCATCACAACCCACCCAGTTAAAAAATCTGATTTAGGATTTCATGGTAATTTATTTGGGGGTAAATTATTAGCTTGGATTGATGCTGCTGGAGCAGCTTACGCCGCTCAAGTATGTGATACCCCTCGAATGGTAACTATAGCTATAGATAAATGTGAATTCAAAAAACCAGCTAGAGAAGGTCAAATGCTTAAAATTTATGGAGAGGTAGATAAAATAGGTACTACTTCTATAACTCTCCATTTAGAAGCTCGAGCTCATAGTGTTTATACAGGCCAACAATCAGTTGTGTTAAGTACAAATATTAAATTTGTTCGTATTGATGAAGATGGAAATCCCATACCATTAGCTGACCGAATTAAAGAAAAAATAGAAAAAGGTTGGAGAACTAAATAAATTTATATTATGTACGAAGCAATAAGTGAAAAAGAACTAGACATTCAAATCAAAATTCTAGCTAAAAAAATAAGTGATGAACACCGTAATGATCCTACTCCTGTAGTATTTGTTTGTGTTTTAAATGGTGGATTTATGTTTTTTAGTGATTTAGTTAAAGAACTCACTATTCCTATTGAAATTGATTTTATTAGATGTAAATCATATTTTGGTAAAAGACAAGGTGATTTAGTCATTTCTAAAGACTTAGAAACCAAAATCAAAGGAAAACATGTCTATTTAGTAGATGATATTTTAGATTCAGGTAATACTATGTTAGCTGTTACTAAATTTCTCCAAGTCAAAGAACCTAAATCACTCATTCCAGTTGTAGCTATTTGTAAAGGAACATTAGATTTTGAAAAAGTTCATTTTATTTTAAGACAGGATACAGATTCAATGCTTGATCCTTGGTATATAGGTTATGGTATGGATGATGAAAAAGGTTACAATAGAAATCTAAAGACAATTTTTATATTATAAAGTTTGGCCCTTTAAAAATATATTCTTATATTTACTCAAAATAAAGTTATGACTAATAATAGAAGAAAATTTCACACTGGTATTGAGTGTGTTCCTTCTGGATTTGCTAATGGGGTAGCTTCTAATTACCCATTAACTAAAGAAGAAAAAGAGTTGATGATTGAAGAAGCTACAGAACATTTTGGTCGCTTTTTAGATGCTCTAAAATGTGATTGGCGCAATGATCCCAACTCAATGGAAACACCTCGTAGGGTAGCTAAGGCATATGTGAATGACCTTTGGGCTGGAAGATACAATGAATTTACTGATATCACATCATTCCCTAGTGATGGTTATGATGGTATTATTATTGAGCGTAATATACCACTTACTTCAATGTGTTCACACCATCACCAAACAATTAGAGGTGTAGTTCATATTGGTTATATAGCTGGGGCTGAAGGACGTGTTATTGGTCTCTCAAAACTAAATCGAATTGTAGAACATTTTGGTCGTAGAGGAGCTATCCAAGAACAACTTACAGCTGCTATTCATCAAGGTGTAGATAAAGTTTGTGAGGGAAATATTGGTGTTATTGTGACTGTAGTTGCAACTCACAATTGTGTATCATGTCGTGGAATTAAACATGATGGAGCAGCCATGATCACAACCAAAGCATCAGGTGTTTTTATAGATGATACAAATCAAGCTCGTAAAGAGTTTTTTGACAGTTTAAAAATTAATAACGGAGGACATCAAATTTAATATTTATGAATACAACAAATACCCAATTAGAGTTATTTACAAATGTCCCATTTGTGGACGAGGTTGAGGAATTTAATCAACTAATGAACAAACCTAACAATTATGAACCCACAATCCCCGAAGAAAAAGAATGGAAGTTCGTATACAACTTCATACTGGAGGAACTTGAGGAGTATAGAGAAGCGTGTGAACAAGGAGACATCGTTGGCATTTTGGACGCTTTGTGTGACATTACTTATGTTTCCTTGGGGAACGGCACTATGTTACATGGTCTTAAGGATAAAATTTGGCCAGCCTATCAAGAGGTTCAAAGATCGAACTTATCAAAAGCTTGCTCAAGCGAAGAGGAGGCTAAACAAACAGTCGAGCAGAGGTCCAAAGAGCAGGGCGAACCATGCCATTATGAAAGGATTGGTGGTAGGTATATTGTTTACCGATCATCAGACAAAAAAGTGATGAAAAGTATTAATTATTCTAAACCAAATCTCAAACAATTCTTTCCAACTTATCAACCTTACGGATACAAATAATATAATAATTAGTTATGAATAAGACTAAAATTAAAAATATAGACCAAATGCCCAATCAAAAATGGCATCGTAGAATTTCATTTGTCAAATCTGGGATTCGAATTTTAGGTTATGGGTTTCTTGCTTTTAATTTAATAACCGCTATTGCTTTGTTAGTGATGAGTGAAGTAGTAGGTATAATTGAAGAACTAGTATGAAAAGATTCCTATACTTCTCAGCCCCTTGGTGTGGTCCTTGTCGCCAATTAGGCCTAACCATGGATCAGGTAGCACTCAACTACCCAGTTATGAAGATTAATGTTGATGAAGATTCTTTTCAAGTTCAACAGTTCAAAATTAAAAATGTCCCTACAGTTTTATTAATAGATGACAATGGTAATGTCTTAAGTTCTAAAGTTGGAGCCTACCCAGCTCAGACTTATATTGATATGTATCATCAAAACTAAATGATTGACAGGCTAAAACAAGGAATATTTCCATTTATTATAGCCCTAAGTGCTCTCTCAGTATCAGTTTCAGCAGCATTTTACTCAGTCACTGGATTGAGTAAATTGTTTGCTGGAGCTAGTACTGAAGTACTTATTATGGCTAGTTCTTTAGAAATATCTAAACTCGTTATAGCTTCTTTGTTATATCAATACTGGGACAGTATAAATAAAGTTCTTAGAATTTATTTAACTGTAGCTTGTGTTGTATTAATACTAATCACTTCAGCAGGCATATATGGTTTCTTATCATCAGCTTATCAAGAAACAGCTAATAAAGCAGGTAATATTGACGCTCAAGTAGAATTGATAGAAAAAAAAAGAGATAATTATAAAGAACAATTAACTCTATACAATACTGAAAAAGAATCTATTAATACTTCTATTAACAATTTAAGAGGAGGTCTATCAAACAATACTTCTCAATATGTTGATAGAAAAACAGGTCAATTAGTCATTACTTCTTCTTCAGCTAATAGAAAAGCCTTAGAAAAACAACTAGATCAAGCTGTTATTAGACAATCTGCTATAAACCAAAAAGTTGATAGTCTTAATACTTTGATATTTGACAGTGAAACTCAAATTGTTGATATCCAAACTAATGGTGAATTAGCCAGTGAATTAGGTCCTCTTAAGTATCTATCTAATTTAACTGGAATTTCTATGGATAGAATTATAAATTATCTTCTTTTAATAATAATTTTTGTTTTTGATCCTCTTGCCATATCTTTAGTGATAGCAGCAAATTTTGCTTTTGCTCAATTAAAAGGTAAGGACATGGTTGTAGAAAATAATACTAAAGAACAACAAAAAGAAGCATTAGTTGAAATGATGAAGACTGATGAAGAAGCTGGGTTATATGAAGAAAAGCCATTAGAAGTATATGGTGAAAAAAAAAAGCGTCGTTTTTGGATTCGACCTCAAACATAATTAATTACTGGTAATGTATAAAAAATGTTACGCTGAATATGCTGGTAAAAACCAGTATAAGATACATTTATGGACTGAAAATAATTATGAAATAATTCCTTGGCGTAATCCTGCCTATATAGAATGTTCTGAAAGAGAAGCAAGTTATCAAGGATTAAATGGTGAATGGCTTAAAAAAACTTATGATTGGGATAAAAATACACCTAATCTTCATTTTCATGATATGCCTCCTTATCAAAAATTCCTTATTGAAAAATATGGAACCAATGATGAAGTCTCTAAAGGACATCGTGAAGTATTTTTTGATATTGAGATTGAGATGGGAGGAGCACTTACTGAGGAATATATCCAAGCAGCTCCTAAACCAGTAACATCTATTGCTTGGTGGGATAAAACACCTGATAAATGGGCTATTCTTATTTTAGATAAGAAAGGTCAAATTCGACATACTAAAGGACATAAAGAAATCATTCCCTGTAGAACTGAAGAAGAACTATTAGCTAAATTTCTTGAACGATATAAAGAAATAGATCCTGATATTTTGGTAGGGTGGAATTGTATCCCTAAAACTTCAAGAATATGGAAAAATGATGAAATCCTAGAAATTCAAAATAGTCATGAGGGAGACACATTAGGATATGTAGAAGACAAAATAGTCCGATATGTATCATCCGGAATGAAACAAGAATATAATATAAAACTAGGAAATGGTAACACCATCAAAAGTAGCAAAAACCATATCTTCCCAGTATATGAAAAAACTTCAAAGTATCAAAATGTAAATCAACTTTTAAAAAACAGATCTGATAAAAAAGTTGAAGATTTAATGGAAATTAGCAATGATTTATATTTTGAAATAGTAAAAGGGAATAATCCTAATCCTAATCAAACCTATGAAATTTTAGGTGGAAACAATGATATTATATCTAATGATGATCTATACTTATTAGGACTAATCTTTACAGATGGGTGGTATCATAATGAAAAGGTTGATAAATCTTCTATTTCAATTAGCAATAGTTGTATTACTCTTATTGAAAACATTATACCACTAATTAATAAAAATAGAACCTCTAGATTTCAATTAAATTCAATTAATGATTTAACTCCATATCAATCTAAAAATCTCCCAAATGCCAAACCCAATTATAGTATTAGAGTTGGAAGTAGGTATAATGGTGGGGGAAAGTTTAATTTATTAAAATCTTTTATATATGATGGGGATATTAAATCTCTAAACATCAACCTTTTATCCAAATTATCTACATCCCAATTTACAGCTTTTATAAGTGGTATGATTGATGGAGATGGGGGGGTTAGAAAGAAGTTTTTATCATATTGTAATTATGAAAATAATATCCATAAACTTCATGAATTACTCTTATGGAATGGGGTTTATTCTACTATAGAATCTAATAATACTACTTTAAATATCCCATATTGTAATATATTTGACAATAAAAAATTTATTGATAATTTAAATTTAAAAGGATATAAAAAAGAACAAAAAGAAAATATTTTAGAATATTTTGAATTTAATAATAAATCTTCTTCTAACTCTAAAAAATATATTTTAGAGGACAAAGTATTAATCAGAGTTCAAGAAATTACTAATACTGGGAGGGAGGTTGAAATGTGTGATATTTCTACAGAAAAAGGATATTTTATATATGAAGGAGTAAAAACACATAATTGCGACTACTTTGACATCCCTTATCTCTATTTCAGAATTAGTCAAGTTTTAGGTGAAGAATTTGCTAATGCTTTATCTCCAATTGATATTGTTAGAGATGAAAGTCAATGGAATAGAGATGGTTGGCTAAATATAGCTGGTGTTGAGTCATTGGATTATATGAAACTTCATAAAAAGTTTAGTTTTAGAGATGAGCCATCTATGCGATTAGATGCTATTGGAGAAAAATATGTTAATCTAGGTAAGGTAGAATATGATGGTAGTTTAGATAGATTGTTTGAAACTGATATCCAAAAGTTTATCCAATATAACTTTCGAGACGTAGAAATTCTAAAAGCACTTGATGAAAAATTTGAGTATGTAGGTTTAGTTAAAAACTTGTCTCATAAAGGTAAACATAACTATGGTGAAGTATATGCCAACACTAAAACCCAAGATGGTGCTATTTCAGCTTATCTTTTAGATAAAAATATTATTCCACCAGCTAAAGACCGCAACCCAATCACTAAAAAGAATTATGCCGGTGGATATCTATTTTGCCCAGCAGCAGGTCTATACAAGTATATGTTTGATGAAGATTTAACATCACTATATCCTTCTATTATTATGTCTCTTAATATTGGTAAAGAAACATATGTAGCTCGTATTATAGATAATAATGATAGAAATAATCGTCTGGGACTAAATGATTTAAAAGCTAAAGATCCTAATGAGGAACTACTTGTTGAAAACCCTCAACGTAAGCAAACATACATTAAAATATCTAAATTAATAGGTCTAATCGAGGAAAATAACCTAGCTATCTCAGCTAATGGAGTTATGTATAGAACCGATAAACAGTCAGTATTATCCACTATTTTGGCTAAATGGTTTGATGAAAGGGTAGAATATAAAGGTTATATGAAAAAAGCTTATAAAGCTGGTGATAAAGAAAAAGGAGCATTTTGGCATCAAAGACAACACACAATGAAAATTTTGTTGAACTCACTCTACGGCGCAACAAGTTTGGGCTCCTTCAGGTATGGTTCTGTAATTTTAAGTGAATCAATCACTTTAAGTGGTCAGCGCATCATTCAAGAATCAGCACTTTGTGCCAACCGGCATATGAATAAAATTTTTAAAGATGAGGAATTTAAAAATAAGTTTTTAAGAGAAAGTTGAATATTTATAGTTGTACCGAATCGAAACAGCTATGAAAGGAATAATATACTGTATAGAAAGAATTAAAACAGGGAAAAAATATATTGGACAACATCTTGGAACTATTAATGATAATTACTGGGGAAGTGGAGTTGCTATTAGTAAAGCTATTAAAAAATATGGTAAAGATGAGTTTAAAAAATACATTTTAGAAGAATGTAATTTAGAAGATTTAAATGAAAGAGAGCAATATTGGATAGAACATTATAATACGTTTTTAGGTGAAGGTTATAATATGGATGATGGAGGTAAATCAAATAGTGGTTATTGGGCTAACTTAAGTGATGAAAAAAAAGCAGAAATCCATACCAAACGTTTAACTAATCGCCCTAAGGATTTTAAAAGCCGAATCCAAAAATCTCATACCTATAGAAATAATAGAGCTATAAGTGAAAAACTAAAAGGTAGAATGTATAGTAAGGAAACTTTACAAAAAATGAGTAATGCCGCTATGGGTAGAAAAATGACAGATGAAACTAAAACTAAAATTAGCAAAGGAAATTTAGGTAAAACCTTAACTCTTCAACAATGCGCTAATATTAGTAAAGCTACTAAGGGTAAATCCAAATCATTTAGAACTGAGGAGCATAAGCGTAAACTGAGAAAACCTGTAAAACAGTTGGATTTGGACGGAAATTTTATTAAATTATGGGAAGGAGTAAGTTTCGCGGGAAACGAATTAAATATAGATTATACCAGCATATCAAAAGTCTGTAACGGAAAAGCGAAAACTGCTGGAGGTTATAAATGGGAATGGATTAAAATATGATACATTTAGAAGAAACACCATGGTGGATATGTGATAAAGATGATTTTAATTTTTGTGCCTATGTTGACACAGATTCTAATTACTTTAATGCTGAACCATTATTAAAATATCTTTACCCTGACTTTGAAGAAAAATCAGATGAGGAAAAAGACAATCTACTTGAACAAGTAGCCCTTAAATACCAGGATATTATAACTAAACATTATGAT